GTTCCGGCCTGCTCCGTCCACGTACGTCCCTCCTCACCGGCGGCGCCCACGGGCTATCCGGGACCCGCTCACATCGCTCGATCGCCGCGTGGCCTTTGACGAGGCTACGGCCCCGGGCTTTATTGAGCCCACTAGGACACGCGACCCCTATGGCCCTCGTGAGGCGCAGCACCACGCCGGCAATGACGAGGCGCTCTTTTGGAAGTCTGTGCCTGATCGTTGCCCCCCACGACGCGATTCTCCGGCGCTGGACACGACGGGGCGGGTGCGCCTTGCTCAGCTGATCGGCGGGTTTAAGAAGAGCGTGCGGCTGACCACCCCCGTTCCGCTTAACGAGCTTGCGTTCGAGGAGGCTGCGGTCCACAGCTTTGATTCCTGGGCCGCTGGCAAGTCCAAGTAGCAGATCACCCGTGCCATCGGGAAGTGGGAGGTTGATTACGACCCCACGTTCATCCGCTTGTTCCAGAAGGGTCAGTGGGTTAAGAAGCTGGAGGCTGCCGGAGCGCGCGTCAAGAAGTCCCAGATTATCGCTCAGGTCTCGCTGTCGCGTACGGTTGGTGACGCCGCCTGGTGTGAGTACCTTGAGGCGCAACTGCGGCCGCTCTTCCGCCCTGGGGTCCTCTTTTTCAACCGGATGAACCCCAACGAACTTCAGCGGTGGTATGCCCAGCACTGGGACCCGGCCAAGCCCGTTACCGCCAACGACTACACAGCCTGGGACACCGGGGTCGACGCCGTGTTCCTTGCGTTCGACCAATGGCTCATGCGCCACTTCAGTTTCCCTGAGTGGTACGTCGAACAGGTTGGCCATCACCGGGCGCAGTCGCGGACCTTCCTCGGCCCCTACCCCATCATGCAGCCGTCCGGCGACCGCTACACTCTCCTGCTAAACAGCATGCGGAACCTCGCCCTCACTGGGGCCTCCTTGGATTTCGCCCCAGGCACTCCGATCGCGGTCTGTGGCGATGACTCTGCCGTGTGCGGCCAGCACGCCACTCCCCGAACGTTCCAGTCGCACCTGTGGCGGATGCAGCCTAAGCGCTCCGTGTCTGACGTGGCCGAGTTCTGTGGGTGGAGCTTTGGGGCTCATGAGTTGACGGTTTCTTTACCGGCGCTGACGCATCGCGCCCGGATTGGGTTACAGCGTGGTCTAGCTTCCCCCGACTACTGGCGCAGTGTGTTGGAACTCTACGACCTCACCTGCGGCGAACCTTGGGACTACTCTGAGCTGCGCGGCTTGTTTGACGACGTGCGCCGGCATCTGTGGCGCGGCATGCCTGACCCCTTTGAGTGAGTGGGCCCTTCCCCTTGTCCTAGCAGGCGCTTTGCGCCTGGAGCCGACAGAGAACAGACGGCTCTAAAACTAGTTCGTGTTCAATTTGAGACTCTGCTCCCTCAGAGAGACCCCCGCCCTTCGTTGGGCGAGTTGAGACAGGCCCGGCCGTGAGGCCGTAAGTCCAGGTCCTGCTGCCCTTTGTTGGGTGTCGCCCTGGGCGTGTCGCCGTGCGCTGTGTCTCCGCGCATCCCCCCGGCGGCTGTGGTTGCCGATCACACACCAGTGAGGAGAACCTGCCAGCTCCCTCTCAGTCTTTACGTCCCATCATTTTCGGAGCTTCGTTGGTGAAGGTCCGTGGGCGCCCCAATTAAGCGCCCGCGCCC